GGGGTTGGGGGTTGGGGGGCTTGCGCCCCCCGCTCCGGTTAGTGGCTGACCGCGTTCAGCTCCTTGGTTGCGGCCTTCAGCGCCTTGGTTACCGCCGCCGGTGTCGCGTCGCCGCGTTTCACGCAGCCCCGGATCACGTTGCCAGCGTTCATCCGCTTGGCTCCCGGGTTGCGGTCGATGTACCGCGTTGCCAGCGTTCCCGGCTCCAGCCCCTTGAGCTTCTCAGCTGCCCTCATCACCGCTTCCGGGCTGCTTCCCCTCAGGGCCAGAGCAACTTCGTCGCCGTTGTCCATCGAGAGGTTGCCGTTCGGCGCTTGGTACGTCTCGTACCCTGCTTTGTACGCCCTGAGCTGTTCGCTCTTGCTCCGCTTTGGTGTTCCCTCCACTTCCGTGGTCTCTGCTTCCGTGGTCGTGCTCTTGTCGTTCGCCATGATTGGCTCCTGTGTCGCGGGGCGGGTGGGTCGGGGAATCCGAGCCGTTGGCCGCCCAACGACCCCCATTGTACCACAGCTCGGCGCTCGGCACAAGTATCGCGTTGGCAACCCGTTCCTCGCGGGGTCTGGGCTGATCGGCTTGGCCCGTTCCCCCGCCGCGCCGCGCAAGCCGGGTGGGGGGTGGCTATTGTCGAGAAAAAGGAAGACGCGTGACACGCGGTTTTTACCGCGATTGTGAGGGGAGTACACCCCGAGGCGGAGGACCCGCTGTTCCGCGTTCATAGGGGGAGCACACGGGCTTAAGTCCTTCTTCCTCAGCGCCATTGCGATTCTTCTTTTTCCGCGCGCACGGGCGTTTTTCCCTAGGGATTCCCTTGTCGGGACTTGACAGAAAAGCGCGGGTGTGGTATACTCGGTCGTATGAGAGAATCATTCTTCAAGAATCTTCCTCCGCTCACAAGGGAAGAAGCAAGTAAGCCAATGTCCTTGGAGGAACGTACTTACATCCTAAACGAAAGGGTTAAGCAAATTGGCCGGGCAAGAGTTAGAATCGACCAACGGATCATCGGAGCAACCCGAACCGAGCGAACTGAGATTAGCCGAACAGGCACTTGAGCCGCAGGAGCGTATGTTCTGTTATGAATACCTTACTGACTACGATCATCGTAGGGCAGCAGTTGCTGTTGACCGTAGCGCTGATGCTGGGATTCGGCTCCTCCGTAAAACAGAAATTGCCCGATTTATTAACCTCCTTAGTGATGAGTTGGCTGCTGAATCTCTTATTACTCGTGATATGGTTCAATATGAGCTTCTTCATGGCTATCTCCCGAGGGCAAGAGGTGATATGGCAATACAAGGAGTTGATCGGGATGGAGTCGCCTTCAATGCCAAGGTCACAAATATGGCCGCTTACGGCAAAGCTCTCGATCTCATGTCCAAACATTCTGGTTTCACAGTCCCCGAAGTCGTTGCAGGTGGCCTTACCATCAACGTGGACTTCGGAAAGTTAGGCGTATCAAAAGGCGAAATCGTCGAGGGAGAATTCAGTGAGCAAAGCAAGCAGAGCGCGGAAAGCAGCAAAACATGAGCTACCGGTTGAGCCACAAGACCCGGAGACAATCCCGGATCCAGCTGAAGACGAGCCTGTAGCCGAAACCGATGCCGGAGAATAAATCAAAACCCGGGGAAGCTGCACTGAAAATGGGTGCACATTTCATGGAGATAGCTAACGCACCCCTTAAGCGTCAAGGCACCAGTGACGCGTGGAATGAACGCCAAAACAGATTAGCAGCTGGCAGGGATGGAATAAGACTCCTGCTTAGAGGTACCCTGGAAAAGAACCTAGCAGGGAAAGCCAGTGGCCCTAAGTCTTCCAAATGAGTGGGTCGCCCGTGATTATCAGTCTCCCCTCTTTCAGTACTTGTTCGAGAGTGGCCTTGAGCGCAAACGTGCAGCCGTTGTTTGGCACAGACGCTGCGGTAAGGACAGCTGCTGTCTCCAACTTTCGGCGGTGGCCAGTCAAATGCGGGTTGGGACCATATGGCATATGCTTCCCACCCTCAAGCAGGGACGCAGGGTAATATGGGACGGTATCGACAGGGACGGAAGACGCATGATCGATCAAGCGTTTCCCAAGGAAATGCGTCAGGTCGAGAATCCAATAAACAACTCCGACATGCAAATACGCATGCGGAACGGCTCCATATACCAAGTGGTGGGGTCAGACAACTATGATAGCCTTGTCGGAACCAATCCCGTTGGGGTTATCTTTAGTGAATTCGCAGTTGCGGACCCCAAAGCCTGGGACTATATTCGCCCCATCTTGGCGGAGAACGGCGGGTGGGCATTATTTATATACACCCCTCGCGGAAAGAATCACGGTAAGAAACTTTATGATATGGCTGAGGCTAATCCTCGGTGGTACTCCAGCCTGCTTACGATCGAAGACACATTTCGTCCAGACGGGACGCACGTTATTAGTCCTGAAATTATTGCCGAGGAACGAGCTGAAGGCATGGCTGAGGAGAAGATTCTTCAAGAGTATTTCTGCAGCTTTGACGCGGGTATGGAAGGAGCGTTCTATACCTCAGAACTTAACCTCGCAGCCGATGAAGGCCGGATCGGAATCTTCCCCCACGATCCCGGCAAGCAAGTCCAAACATGGTGGGACATAGGATTTAGAGATGCGACTTCTATTATCTTCACACAACGCGGCGACGATGGGAAACCGATTATCATCGACTATGCCGAGGGAAGGAACAAAGCTCTTGACCAGTGGATTAGAGACGTCCGATCCCTACCGTATGACTTCAATGAACACAACGGGCCGCACGACCTTGAAAACACCGATTTCACGACCGGAAAGACAAGAAGGGAATTCGCAGATGCGCTTGGCTTTGCGTTCGACATTGTATCGAAAATCCCGGTTCAGGATGGCATAGATGCAACCCGGGCACTCATTCGGACTGCGCGTTTCAATGAACCAAAAGTTGGAAGGCTACTTGATGGGCTATACTCCTATCGACGTGAATACGATGATAGACTTCAAATGTTCCGGGACAAACCATATCATGATTGGGCGTCCCACCCCGCAGATGCTATGCGCTATCTCAGCGTTGGGTGGCACAGTAGTACCGGAACAAGAACCGGCTCCGCCAACTATAACGTTAAAGGGGCTGTAGCACGTGGAAATCGCCAGAAGCAATCTTACCAAGACATCTATCCTTGGATGTACAATGACGACGGAAGCCTAAGAAATGGACGCTAGCGATATCACAAAACGGTATGACGTACTGGTATCTCAACGGAAAACTGTTGAAGATGTCTGGGATATAATTAACAAATTAGTTGTGCCATTTCGTGGCGATTTCTTTCGGGATGTTTCGTCGGAACATGCAGTTACGTGGAGGGATAACCGTGAAATCTTCGACTCTACTGCGGTTGACGCTGCTGGTACTCTTGCTGCTAGTATACACGGTTCTCTTACTAGCCCCGCTATACGTTGGTTTGAGTTGGCTTTCAGAGACGCGGGGCTTAACGACGAAAAGGATGCACGAGCATGGCTGGAAAACGCTGCACATATGTGCTTTACAGCCCTCCAAGACTCAAATTTCAACCTCGAAGCCAACGAAACTTACATTGACTTAGTATCGTATGGTACTTCAATGATAATCGAGGAAGTGGAAGAGAAAAATGGTGTATTCCAGAGACTCAATTTTCAATCTGTCCCGGTTGAGGAGACTTGGTTTGAGCAGGATCATACCGGCCAAGCTAACCGCTCCTATCGGCGTTATATGTGGACGGTTGATCAGATTGTCACCAAATTCGGTGTGGAATCATTGCCGGATTCCATGAAGGACATGGCGGGTAATCCCCAATCCATGGACAAGAAACACAAAGTCATTCTGTGTATTTATCCACGGGACGACAAATTAGATGCCGATGTCTCCAAAGTGCTCGCGCCCAAAGAGCGGCCATGGGGAATGAAGTATGTCCTGCACAAGGACAGCTTTGAGCTAGGGGATGAGGGTGGGTATTATGAGAACCCAGCCTTTATCCCCAGATGGCGTAAAACTTCCAAGTCGATGTGGGGCCACGGTCCAGCAATGATTGCGCTGCCGGATATACTGACAATCAATCAACTCGTGGAGCTTATACTTAAAGCGACAGAGAAGGTTGTCGACCCTCCGACTAAAGTGACTGAAAGGGGCTTGTTGTCCGACCTCGACTTGGAACCTGCTGGCATGACCGTTGTGCGCACTATGGATTCGATGGAACCTTATGAGTCTGGTGCGCGCTTCGACGTATCACAACTTCAGCGTGAACAGTTGAAACAGAGCATCAGGTCGATCTTTTACGTGGATCAGTTGGAGCTTAAAGAAAGCCCAGCTATGACTGCTACGGAGGTTCAAACCCGTTATGAACTCATGCAACGGCTTTTGGGTCCGACGCTTGGACGACTCCAATCGGATTACTTGGACCCACTCGTGCAGCGTACGTTTAATATCTTGTACCGTGCAGGCCAATTCGGGGAACTCCCTGCATCTGTCACAGAGGACGGTAATGGCGAGCTTGACATTATTTACACAGGGCCGTTGGTACGGGCGCAAAGAGCAGATATTGCTCAGGGTGTCTCACGATGGGTGGCCAGTCTTGCCGAGTTGGGGGAAGTTGCTCCTGAGGTTCTTGACATCCCGGATTGGGATGCTATTGGTAAGGAACTCGGCTCATTGGAAGGTGTGCCAGCCAAATTGATGAACAGCAACACAGAAATTAAGAAGAAACGCAAGGATCGCGAGAAGGCTCAAGCGGCCATGCAGCAGGGCTTAGAGGATGAACAAGTGGGCAAGGGCATGGAAGCTTTGGGTAAAGGTGAAACAGCTATACAAGGAGTAACGGGTGGAGCAGGACAACAAGCAGCCTAAGGAAGCTGCAATAGAGGCCCTTGGAAAGAAGGCAGGAGACTTTCACAAACTTTTCACTTCGCCAGTAGGCGTGAAGGTTCTCCAAGCTCTGGAAGAGGAATTCAACCCTGATGTTTTAATTGGGGAAACGGACGCGGAAACAAACTACAAGGTCGGCGGTAGAGACGTTGTGATATACATTCGCCAGATGATAAGGTATAAAGAAAATGTCAGACGAACCGAATTGGAGGGATAGCCTTCCAGAAGAACTAAAAGAGCATAAGGGCCTCACGGATGTCAAGGATGTAGGGTCATTGGCCCAACAATTTCTCGACGGACAATCAGCACTTGGCACTTCGATCCGTATTCCGGGTCCGGATGCGGGTGACGAAGCGCTAAAAGCGTTTCATACCAAACTGTCGGACAAAGTGCCAGGTCTAATCCCCACTCCCGATAAGGACAATGAGGATCAGATGAATGCCCTGTTTAAGCAGATGGGGCGACCGGATGATGCCATTGGGTATGAACACCCTGAGGGTGTTGATGCAACCAAGATGGCGGATTTTGCCACACTTGCCCACAGTCTAGGGCTAACCGGTTCTCAGTACACCAAAATGGTAGGGGCGTTGCAAGAGTTCACTACAACTCAGCAGGAGGCAGCTAGCGAAGAATTCAACACCGGCATGAGGGCGCTTAAGCAAGATTGGGGAATCGTTTACGAGGATAACATGCAGTTGGTTGATTCCGTGATGAAAGGCACTGGTGCGCCAAAGAGCATGCTTGAGTTAGCAGCCAATGGAAAATTGGGAGCAGACGCGATCAAGTGGCTCCATAACATTGGTGAACAGCTTGGTACCGAGGGAATTAACTTTAATAAAGATGAATTCTCGAGTCGTGTTACCCCTGCCGAAGCTAAAGCCCGGTCTGCCGAAATCATGAATGATCGTAAAGGTCCATATTGGGACGCCAGCCATCCACAGCATGCTGAATATGTGCAACGGGTCGTCGACCTAAATAGGGCTGCTGCGGCGGGTGGCCGCTAAGTTCAAATGCTGGCAATGCGGAGCATGCTGCCGGTTTGTGGGTTTTGTCGATCCCTCCTTGGATAGGGGGGATCGAGCCTGTATACATTTGCAAGAGGATATGTCCTGTGCCATTTATGCTTTTAGACCTGATTTCTGTCGACTTGACCCCAAGGTGCCGCCCCTATTACAGGAAAAATTTTGCAGGCACCAAGAAAAAAATTGGGAAACGCAGGTACAAGAGCAAGAGATAAGACGGGACATCAGACTTGCGAGGGGTTGACACGGACGCCCGGGTGTGGTATACTCGCGGGAATGAGAAGGATGTGGGGTAGCTCGAAAGGGTCCTATATCGCCTCCAGTGAGGGACGGAATCCCTAAGCTGCGGGTCCGGAAATCCGGGTAGCTCCAAGCGCTAACTTTTCTTTTAATGTGCGTAGGAGCCTCTAATGGTTAATACAGTCGACAATGTTTTTGTAAGCACTTACGAAAGCATCCTTCGTCACCTAGCGCAACAGACGCCATCCAGGCTTCGTAGCAAAGTTACGGAACGTGGCGTCAATTCCGAAGAGCATAACTGGGAACGGTTAGGCACAGCGGAAGCGCAGGTGAAATCCACTCGCTTACAAATCACTCCGGCTCAAGATTGGCCGTGGTCTAGACGTGTAAGCGTCCCAGTAACGTACGATACCGGTGATTCTACCGAGCAAGAAGACATCGTACAGATGATCGTTGATCCGAACTCGAATCTCGCACAGTCGCAAGGCTATGCAATGAAACGGGCGTACGACGACGAAATCATCGCCGCCGCAACAGGTACAGCCCTCGATGGGTTGGGTGCCACTAATGCAGTCCCCGCTGCCCAGAAAGTCTTTGGCGCAACGGTTGACGTTTATGACACCGCCCTCAATTTCGATCTCGTAACCCAGGTAACCGAGAAGTTCCTTGACAACGATATCGATCCCGATGAACCCAAGTGTATTGTAATTGGTCCTGTTCAGGCCCGTAAGCTCTTGCAGCTAACGGAAGCGACCAGTGGTGATTACGTCTACGCGAAGGCCCTCGGTGAAATGGGCTACGTGGACAATTGGATGGGATATCAGTGGATTGTCTCCACACGATTGAACCACCCAACCGCCCCCGGCACTGATATCGATTGCTTCGCAATGACGAAGAAGGCTATTGGCCTAATGATCGATCGTGATGTAACGTCACGGATTGCCGAGGACCCGTCATTTAGCTTCGCATGGCGTATTTACTCGTACATGACAATCGGCGCAGTTCGCGTTGAGGACGAGCATCTCGTTTGGTTGCAGCTAGCTGACACGATTTAACCCGTACTTCTGGCGAAGTGTGAGTTGGGGTCCCGATGTCGGGACCCCTTTTTTACAGGAGAAGTTTCGTGGCACATAAAATTACGATCACCAATGAAGACGAAGGCAAGGCTAGTCACGTAGTAGCTACTCAAGCGGCGGCTACCCTCACTATCGGTGCGGGTGAACTTGGCATATTTATTGGTACTGATGCAGTTGCAGCGAACAACCAACAATGTGTATCAGCTTTGCATCAATTGAAGGATAAGTTGAGGGAAGTAGCTGGCGGATTTAACAGTATAGGTGGGGCTGTTATCTCTGCCGAGAGAGCCGTACCGGGTGGGGCAATAGGCCTTGTTGCTGGTGCTGGTGTGCCTGTTTTGACAGAGGATGATGCGTGTATTGCATACAGCAATACTTTTTACCCGGCGGGTAACACACAAATATTCATCGGTCTAATTGACCGGATGATCGAAACGTTTCAGGAGAAAGTTCTGAAGTTAACATGATCCCCAAGTACATCCAAAATAAGGAGAAAACTCCCATGAGAGTTGGAGCAAACGCAAGACAATTTGCCAGAATCAAGAAAATGCATGCGGAAGGCATAGCCGCACCGATTATCGCCAAGACGATCCAAATTACGGATCAATCCTTGGAGAAAATTCTTGCAGCCCTTGATGGTCGGGAAGAACGCACTTTGATACTGGATGCTAATCCAGAAGCCAATAAGTTGCGAATCGAAAATGCGGAATTGACCGCGAGACTGGCTAAGTATGAGGACCCGAATGGTGTCGACTCAGAGGAAACGTCGGAAGAAGAAGAGTCCGAAGAAGCGTAGGGAGTACTAATGACTACTCTTACCGATGCGCGGTACGACGCGCTCCGAGCAATTGTACCTACAGCGCCCCCAACGACCAATGATATGCTATTTGCATGGTTGCTCCAGAATGGGGGCACTGGCAATACCATGAGTGATCGTTGGCGGTCTATGCTTGTATCAAAGGGCATAACAGCTGGTCATTTCAACGATATGCTGTTCGAGTGGTTGGGTACCCTTGGATTCACCGGTACGTTAAATGATCGCCAATTGGCCTTTTGGTCGGCTGGTGCTCCCTTGGGAGCTGATTTAATCGTTGATGGTGATTTCCCAAATTTAGCTAATTGGACCACTCTCCCCAGTTCTACTGTGCTTGTTAGCCCTGTAGGCACATTGGTCTGTGGGACTACTGTCAATGGTGCACGTAGGGGTGCAATCGCTGTTAACCCGGGCGGGTTCATAGCAGTAACAAGTGGGCAACAGTATACCTTACAAATAACCGTATCGGATGCTGGCCCAGTTCAGCCAATTAGAATAGGCATGGCGGACGAGATTGGCACTACAGACCGTGTTGTAATCGTTGGCCCCAACAATAGTGTCGACCCACCCCACACTTTTCAGGGTTTTTGGGATGTCACCATCACCGAGAATGTTCGTCCTGTTGTATATACCGATAATGGTAATACCTTGTTTAATTTTGATGTGCAAAATTTCTCAATGAGATCAACTTCCTGATGGCCCGTTTATCCCCCATACAAGAATCTTTTAACGCTGGCGTTGTTGGAGGACGGGTACGCGGTCGTGTAAGCACAGATACGTACAGGAAAGCTTTAGCTACTTGTAAAAATTGGTACCCGTTAGTCCAAGGTCCAGTACGCATGCGTGAAGGTTCTGAGTACGTTGAACCGGTAGACACGACCAATTGGACATCGGGACAGGCTGGTAATAAGGGTGTACGCGTATTCACTTTTCAGCGTGGTCTTGATAAAGATGTAATTATTGAAGTAGGTGATGCCAACATTGTTGCTTTAGATCAAACGGGTACGGTGGTTGTTGGTGGTGTTACTGATAATCTTATACCCCCAGCATGGAACGCATACAATATCTTCGGTTTTGGTACGCCAGCGGCGGAATGGGGTCCAAACAGAGATTATCAGATTCACAACACCGATCCCGGTCGATTTATTATTCATGGCCTTGAAGGTGGGTATGCTGCCGGTTGGTTTGGCATTGCTAATATATTTGGTTTTATGCTCAACGCCGAAACTGATAATGCCCCAACTGATGGTTGGCACGGTCCCGCCGGAGAGTTACAAGATGGATTTCCTATCATACTGCCTGCAGGATCAGAACTCTTATTGAATGAAATATCACTTGATGTTACTTCATTTTTCTTGGGGGACAACCCAACAAACCCCAAAGTTAGAGTGGATATTGGCACTACTCAGGGCGCTAGTGATGTGTACACAACCGATATATCATTAGGGTCTGCTAACGTTAGAACTCCTGTGACCTTAAGCTTTACTCCGGGAGCCAGCAATAACGAATTATATATTACTGTTGGGTTTGTGTGGACGACAGGGGTTGTACCATCATTGGGTGGCTATGGGGATAGTGGTAAAGGTGTTACTGTATTCATAGAGAATTTGGATTGGCGAGCGCCGCTGGCTGGTGGGTCAGGGACAGATGTTAAATTTACCTCACCTTATACCAGGGCACAATTAGACTGTTTACAGTACGATATGGACCCCGGCGAACAAGTGGCGTATTTTTTCCATCCGGAGGTTGAAACGCAGAGATTGAGGCTAGCAACGGGGGAATGGACCCTTGAAGCTTTATCGTCTATTACTGTGCCATCGGCTTTTCAGGCTCCGACGCCGAATAATTGGACAACGGATAATTACCCAGCAGCCGGTGCTTTTCACGAAGGTCGATTATGGTTGGCAGGATCGCCTATTAACCCATCCACGCTGTGGGCTTCGGAATCGGGAGATTATCAAAATTTTGATAATGTTACCCCCGCTGATAAGGCAGACCCTCTACTATTCCCACTTTCATCGACGGGTCAAATTCAATCCCTCACTAGTCGTAAAGTTTTAGTCATTAACACCGATATATCTGAGGTAATTGGAACATCTGAACTCGGTGTAATAGCATTTGATGACTTTTCTTTCCCAAAACAAACAGATTGGGGATCAACTTGCACACAACCTGTGGTGGTTGGCCGCGATATGATCTTTACATCCAATAGCCGCCAAAGGATGCGCACTTTTCAAGATGGTGGCGATTCTATCGGTGGTTGGGATGGCCAGGAATTGTCATTATTGGCGCAGGAATTATTCAGGTCAAAAGTCCGTAGGATGATTTATCTGGATGAACCAGCATACCAAGCATGTTTTCTCCTTGAAGATGGTACGTTGGCCATGGCTACGTACTTTTACCCAGAAAATGTTATTGGGTGGTGGACGTATGTGACTGCGTACAATGGAAATCGTGATTCTGGTGATGAAACTAAGCCGGGGGAGCCGGGTCAGGGTCCTAATTTGAATCAACAACTTTCAAATCAGATTATGGATATCACCAAAATCAATACGTCACAAGGAGCTAAGTTGTGGATGATTGTTAATCGGACCGGGTTTTCAGGTACAACATTGCCCGGGCATGAGGTAGTGGCATTTGACACACTTAGGGTGCCATTGCTAGATTCATTTGCTACTAGACTTATTGATCCTGTCACCAAAAAGATCAGTGACATTGACCATCTAACGGATCAAAGTATAAATTGTGTGATTGAACGTACTGACCCGACTACAGGGGTTATAAGTTTTACAGTTCACCCCAATATCACGGCTGTTGCTGGCGTGTCCACTGAATTTGAGGACTGGGCGATTGCTGAAGGCAATATTGCGCATGTTGGAATATTTTATGACAATGAGGTAAAATTATTGCCCATTGAAAATGTGTCCAACAGGGGAACTTCACAAATAACTAAACGACGGTGGAACAAAGTTGTTCTTCGTTTGAATGAATCAGCTGTTCCGTTTGTCAACGGCGAATACCCAAAGGATAGGTCACCATCGACCCCAATGGGAACTGGTGAACCTATTGAATCGGTTGATAGGGAGTATTCGGAACTCGGAACGGATCAGGGCGAACTTGTAGTAACCCAAGACAAGCCACTACGCACAGAAATTTTGGCTATCTTTGGTAAGATCACTAGTGGAGAGATATAGTGTCTAATCCGGTACAAATTGCGAATCTAGCTCTGTCTTGGATGGGCCAGAACCAAATTAACTCTTTCACTGATAATCAAAATGAAGCGATTATCATGAATGCTAATTATGCTTTAGCCCGGGATAAAGTGTTAAACGATGCGGCATGGACTTTTGCCTTGAAAAGGGAAACTTTGTCCCCAATTGTCGATGCGCCAGTTTTTGGTGCAGGCAACAAGTTTTTGATCCCGAACAATGTGCTACGGGTATACCGGGTTTATCGTGCCAGTAATACCGCACAGGCGGATTTGTTTACGTCAGCCAAGTGGGTTCGTGAGGGGCAATACATCATATCTAATGCGGATGTACTATGGGCGCATTTTATCATGCGGGTTACGGATAGTGCATTATTCCCTCCTTCCTTCGTACACGCATTAGCCGCTAGAATGGCGGCGGATACAGCCATTGTTTTCACTGAGAACATAAAATTGGAAGAGAAAATGGAGGCCAAATACGAGGCCAAGTTAAGTGAGGCCATGTATGCCGATGGCAGTCAAGGTAGAACAGAGGTCATTAAGAGTAGCAGGCTTACTGGCGCGAGGACAAGATAATGGGATTTGTAGCAGCCGCAATCGGTTTCGGAGTCGCTGCCGCTGGACATGAAGGTGCTGGCGAACAATACGGCATCGATCTGGATATGGTGGAATTGACTTATCAGGATAATCTTGAGAAGATTCGTCGCCGTAAATTTGAGCAAGATCAAACTCAGGGCATTGCTCAAGCTTTTAGTCAAAATGCAGGCGTTACCCACCACGGTGGGTCTACTGCACAAGGTTACCTTGACGTCATGGCCACTGAGTTCAAGAGAGAGCTGGATTGGATGAAGAAATACGCTAAGGAGGCCAGAAACTTGGGCGTTGAAAGTGCTAGTGTTGATTACAAGACCAATAGAATGGCCGCAATTAAATCTGGCATATCGACTGGTGCAAGTGTTTATGGGATGGGCAGTTAATGAGGTTACCTGACATAGCGCAACAGCCAGTAGGTGAATTTGCACTGGGGAATATCAAAAAGCCTAACTATGCTCGTCAAGGTCAGGCTTTAGCGGGTGTTTTATCCGAAGCTGGAAAGTTGGGCGCACAAATTTATAATGAGAAGTTAGTTGGTGATCTTGATGAAGCTACTGGAGAAGCGGCTAAAGAGATTACTGATCTTCGGGCCAAGCTAGTTAACAATAACACTTTATCTCTTGATGATATCCCAGAGGGACTCGAAACTGAATTTGAAATCATGGTCCCCGATGGCAAAGGCGGCAGGGAAGGAGTTGAATCACCTGTCGTATTTACTCATGATGTTGCCGAACAAATGTGGGATCAGGGCATAGAAGAAATTATCGGCCATTACACTGGTACGATCAAGAACAAAGAGGCTCGTGATAAATTCGAAGAAGAAATACGTACTAGGTATGTTGTGCCAGGAACCTTAGCTGTTGCTGCAGCCAATGTTGAACGTAGTAGAGCATATGGACAAGCACGTGCGGAACGTACAATTGAAGGAATTTCCTCTTCTAATGCCCCAAGTGAAGTTCGTGAGGAACAGATCAGAGAAGTTATTTCCCGTCAAGTACTCCTTGGTGCAGACCCGGAATGGGCCGAGAAACAATTGAGGGCTGTAGGTCCCACTATAGACCAGCTTGATGTACATAACAGCGTATTAGCTGCCAGTTCTGTCGACGAAATTGACCAAATTGAAGAAGACATGTGGACTGATGGCAATCGTATGTCCCCAGAGCAAATGCGCACTATGTCGTCCCAGATGGACGCAAGGCGCAGAGATTTCTTGGCTGAGGATAAGAAGCGACAGGATACCAACGCTGATAACATGTTTTTGAGTTACCACAATCCTGACATCCCCGTGAATGAAATGGACGTAGCCTCAGCGGTTCAGTCACAACAAATTACCCGGGAAGCTGGCTGGACCTTTATCAATGGTCTAAGGAGTGGCAGTACCACCAAGGCTAGCGATCAGTGGTCATTGAGTCGATACAGGGGTGAGATTAACAGACTCCAGTACACGGGCGGTGAAGGCAATTTACGGGTAACGGATAAGGCTAAATTGCTAAAACTGATAGTCACGCGTGGGTCCATGGGCCTAACGCCTCAAGGTATGCCCACGGGGGTACCGGCGACAATCAGTGGCGTGGATGCCCTTACTCTGGGCAAAGAAATCGATTTAGCGGTTAAAACCGCAACGGAAAATGAAGAGTATAAGAACGCTTTTCAAAACGTACTTTTGTGGACTCGATCCAAGCTCGATCTTGAGGGCCAAATTGTTACGGCATTTGGTGGTGATCAAAACCAAGTCGAAGCAGCGGTGGCATTCAAGAATGCGCTTGATAATTACATGGACACGTATGGCGCAGACGCTAAACCGGTTGATTTCTTTGAGGCCAATAAAGATGCCTATGACCCACGGAACTTCACTGATGGGGTCAATGGAAGTTATCTAGCGGCGTGGCCATCGGTTAAGCCGTTCATGACTGTAATTTCCGCTAAGGAGTTTGAGTTTACTGCAGTACAGCAGGAAAACTTTATCCTGTGGATGAACGATAACGCGGCATCGTTAGGACCTGAGAAGTATGCACGAATGTCATCTATGTTTCGCCAGTATTACCGAGGTCAGGGTATAGCCCCTAACAACGGTGCACTTATGCTGGAACCAGATGATCCTTTGTATAGGCAATTCCAACAGGCGATACCAGACAATGAGTAGCGCAGGCGATAAAGTTCAAGAAGAAGCGCGGCAAATACGCCGTTCTAGACTAGAATCTGCTGGTCTTGCGGAACAATATGATCTGTGGAAAGAGGCTTTGCCCCCGGAGACAACTGACGGGGATGCTTATAACCTGTTTATTCAGTCTCAGTTAACTGAGGAGGCTGCTCAACAGGGGCGTGTCTCCGTGTCCACGGGCGGGGCGGAGATAGATGGTGGTACCGATATACCGACCCCCGGTCCCGATGGCGAGGGAGATAGTCCCGATGAGGCCGGAGATACATCGAAAGGCGGGGAGGACCGGGACACCGATCTGAAACTTATGGAGGGCATGTGGACACCGCCCCCGGAAGCCGAATCGGAAAATTACGAGGAGCCTTCGACATACAAGATGAGTCGCTCTGCCGAGTGGGTTGAAAACGCTCGAGTATTGCACGAATTTATGAATCCAGAAAAAGACAATGTTTTCGTGTCCGGTGATTATGCGGTTGAACCGGAGCTTTCTGATGAGGAAGTTGGGGAATGGGCGCGTAATGAACTGAGCGGATTTAATTGGAACGTATTAAACACCATGAATTACGCCCATAAGCTCACGAGCGAAGGGGCCGATCCTAAGATAGCTGTGGCATTCTTGAATTTGTCCAATATGTATGATCATTCAGACGGGTCAATGATGGATTTTGCGGGGGCATTGGGTGAAGTTGCCAGTGATCCCACCACTTACCTCGGACTTGGGGCAGGTAGTGTTGTAGCCAAGGGTGCATCCAAGACTGTTGCTAAGACCGGTCTCAAGAAGTGGCTACAGGGCGTGATTGTCGGCGGAACGGCTGGCGCTATTGAGGGCGGCATGCTTGCCGGTGGATTCGATCTTACTGTACAGAATGTTGAACAAGAAGCTGGGGCCAGAGAGGACCTTGATTATGGTAGGGCTGGGGTAGCAACTGGCGCAGGTGTCGGATTAGGCTCACTTCTTGGCGGAGCCGGTGGTGCTTGGGTCGGGCGGAAAGCGGATAAGATTGCAAAGCTCATCGCTGATTACAAGGCCGAGAATAAGGCCCGGGACGTTTTTCTTGATGAAAGGTCCGGTCAAGAGCTTGGTGAAAAAGAATTATTGCAAATGCTCGAGGAATCATCCAAAGCTGTCGAGGGAACCGGAAAGATAGATTTAGATGCTAGGATAGCTAAGCGTATTTTAGGTAAGGATGGCAAGATTCCTCGGCTGGAAGACGGTAGTATGGATTTTGAAACCATAATCAAGCGAATAGAAGAAGTTAAAACTGAGTATGCTGCGGAAGAATTGGCGGTTCGTCGTAAAGCGGGGACAGTAGACAATTATTCAACAGGACAATCCCGGGCTGTTGTTAGTTCGATTGAGCATAGTGGCTACAAGGTCACTCTCGGTGAAGAAGGCGACATATTGTTTGATCTAGCGGGAATGCCCGACGCCCAGATTGATAGGATTCAATCAGCGGCTGACGCATCCGGCGTAAGGGTTGAGGGCGATGCTTTCCCTAACTCCAAGGGCGACCAAATTGACGTGTCAGAACAGGTTGTGGTTCGCGGCGATGAAGAGTCCATGGCCAAGTTTGCTAGTGAATTGGCTGGAAAATCGGAGCCTATTCCTTGGAATCGCGCCTCGGATCGTAAGGGCAGGGAAGGAGCTAACGAAGAGTTTATACCCGATATTTCTGACCCAGAATCCCAAAGACTCGCCAATAAAATTTATGAAATGAAGGAATTGGAAAGTGGCGATATAGTCATTAAATCTGAGGGTCGCCCGGGAAGCCGAGTTGTGGACGAAATGGGCGAGCATCACGAAGTGGTGGGTCGCACCAAGAATGGCTGGTACAAGTTACGTGATAGTCTTGGCCGTGAGTCAAATGCACGACGTAAAAGTTTCGAAGTAGTCGATAAAGCTCCAGCCCCACGTAATGCTGGCCCAATGGAATTAGACCCATTTGGCGCTACCGCCGCCAAAATTATCGAAATGAATGAACGAGCGCTAGACCCGGCCAATAGACTCAAAAAGGTTGAGACAACTCATAAAGAACAAGCCGCCATAGCTAAAGAGTTGGAAGAAATAGGCATAGATGTAACTAGGAAACCAATCTATAGCGGTTGGTCACCAGCTGAATTGTTGGCACTTAGAAACATCTACGAGAAGCAGGCAAATGGAATGTTAGATTTGGCCCGTCAGTTAGAGTCTAAATTGCGGAACGAGGGTCGACTGCTTGATAGTGATATGGCTAGATTCAACAACGCCCACTCCATATTTGTTACTACCCGGGACACATTTTATGGTGTATCAGGCAATGCTGCCCGTCAACTAAATATCCTACGATCCAAGCCCGCTAGTGGGGTGTACGATTTCAATCAATCCCTGATGGACTCAATCGGAATACAGGGTGGTCGTGCTAATACGGAACGGGCCATCACCATGATGGCCGACTTTGCGCATAAGAAGCATACCCGAGGAACAAAAGGCAAGGTTCAGACTCTTACTCAACTTAGTAAGAGTATATGGGGCAATCCAACAGCGGCGATGTTGCTGAACATACGATATAACATGATGCTGTCAAGTTGGCGCACCCATGCATTTAACTTTATCGGTAACTCAGCCTCCGGTGTTTACCAACATTTGATGGTCAGCCCAGTGAAAATGGGTATCAATAACGTTCAGTATGCCCGTGAATTGGCGTGGGAACAGCTAATGAAGCCTTTCCCCGAATCCGTAAGGGCCAAGTATGGTCAAGCGCCTGACCCGGCTGACCGGTTGACTAGACACCAATTAGCTGCCGAATGGCGAGGTCATTATGCCGGTGCGCGGGATAGTTGGATGCTGGCCAAAGAAATTTTGATGGGCCGTGATATTGGCGAGGGTAAAGTTTGGAATGAACTCGGCCTTCGCTATAACGTGCTCAACATACCCGAATCGAGAGTTGGCAAATCGTTAACTACCCCGGTTCGAGCACTTGAGGCAGGCGATGCCTTTTTCAAGAACCAATACTATAATTCCAAGATGCATGAAATTGCCAGCATGAAAGCTAGGTATGAAGAAGTTCACATGCAAAAGGATTATAAAGAACGGTACCAGCATTATATCAACAACCCCGATGAACTAGGCGGGGCTGCTGAACGTGAAGCTAGAGCTTTTGCACAAAAACAAACTTACACTAATGACCCCAACATATACGGGGGCATATTGTCTTCACTAGCCGAATCTGCGGCCAAGATGCAGAACAAGCATCTATCGGTCAATATGATTATCCCATTCGTACGTACCCCGGCTAATTTACTCAGCTATTCAATGGAAATGATCGGCGGACAGCAATTACTGACTCCGACCAAAACTTATCATTCCATCATGAATGGCACAGCACAAGAAAGTCAGGAAGCTCTAGCCCGTCTTACCATAGCTGCGGGACTATGGCTAACGGTAGCGGAAATGCACCAAAATGGGGACATTACTGGTACCGGCCCGACTAATTGGGAAGAGCGCAAAGTTTGGGAAGCTGCGGGATGGCAACCTAACTCCATAAAAATTCACGGCAAGTGGTACTCCATGGATCGTGCAGCCCCGGCTGGGCAATCATTATCCACTATAGCATCAGTATTTGACTACTATGCCATGACCCAACAGCAAGAGAAACCTGCCATGGAGTGGATTGGTGCGGGTTTATTGTATACTTCCGATATGATCCTTGACGAATCCTATTTGTCTACAGCGATGGATGTGGTAACTGCCATATCCTCGAAAGAGGAATCCCGAATTCGCTCAGTGTCGTCTAGTATGGTTACTTCGGTATTTGTGCCTAACTTCATACGCGATTTACGTCGCCCAGAAGATAAACAAATGCGCAGTACCACTAGTATTAACCTACTGGACCAGATGCACAAACAAATGATGAATGCAACCCCTAGTTTTCTTGATATTGGTCAAGGACATTCGTCTGACTTGCCCCCATCCCGTGATTGGAGGGGGGAGCCTAAGAATTACTATGGTAATGTTTATCATCGTGCGGTAGTGCCATTCAATGTCAGGGACCCACTAGCGGCTGATGATCAGTCAATGGCCTTAGCCTATGCTAGAATTCCAGTATCTACTCCCAATAAGACTATAGCATGGCCGGGTGGCTTAGGGGATGGGATTGATTTATTTGCCATGGACAACGGTCAAGGGTTTGTGTACGATGAATATCTAAAGTTTATGGGCAAAAATCGTGATTTAGCAGTAACTACCTTGATGGACACTCGTCTTTGGAACTCGTATGTGGAAGAGGGCCAAATCGGCCCCGGCTCAGATGGCGATATGGCATTACGTACAGCCCTTGGTATGGGCAGTAAGTTTGGCAGATTGGAAATGTTGAACTTTTTGATCGAACACAGTGGGGATAACAACACCTACAAGCGCATGGGACCGGATGGTAAAGAAGTATCATACCTTATTCAGCACCCGGTTAGTGTTGACACGTACTTAGAATTACGTGAGGCCGTACGCAGAGAGGGTTATCAACTCACTGATGAAGAGAAACAATACATCATCAAGAAACCAGTTGAAGGACCGGAGTTCTTTAAGCCATGACAGTACAAGACGTAACATCGGAAATATCATTCCAAGGCAATGCGGTGACTGTCAGTTTCCCGTTTGTATTTAGGTGCGATGATGTGGCATGGTTGTCACTATCCTACTTGGTTAGTTTCGACCAGATCACTCTGAACGGTGATCAAGAGTTGAACCCCGGTGGGTCTGTGGATTATACCGTTGCTCCGCCATTAGACCAACAGATCATACTGACAAGGAATGTGCCCCTAACTCAACTGCAGGATTATACAAGGCATGGACCATTCGATTCAGAATCCCATGAGGGTGCACTTGATAAACTGACCATGGCCATTCAAGACCGGGACAAGAACACAGCCCAGAAGTCTAAGTCAGTTACTCTTGAAAACCCAGACAGTGTGGAGGATGTTACCCTATTTTTTACCCCGGTAGCATTGGAAGTATCGGAAATCCGGGCTGTATTAAGAGGAGCATCGTTGCCTTCGGTTACATGGACTCTTCGTTATGGTCCTGATAGGGATGCCGCAGGCACAGAAATCATAACTAGTGGTACTGTTACTACCAATATAACCACGGGAGACGACATAACCGTAATGGACAATCCTTCCGTCCCAGCTGATTCGTTTATTTGGCTGGAAACCACCGCACAGAGCGGTACCGTCAATACAATTCATATAACAATAAGATACACAGAGGTATTACCATAATGTTAGTTAAAATTAAACATAACGATAAGACGTATGAGTTCGACTCAACGAAGCAAGCCATAGCAATACTCCTCTCGCCAAAAGATCGGGAAGCTATTGATAAAATGCCGAAAGAGGAACAGCTAATCCTGTCCGCCCCTTTTTCGGTAATGAAGGACAAGGCCGCAGATACGTGGGCTTGGGCGTACCAATGGGACGGGGCCACCATGATTGATACTAACGCAACTGAACTGAGGAAATTCTAATGGCTACAACTACTGGAACATTAAACGTTTATGATTCCTACGGCAGGGAATTGCACAACAAAAACGTCGATGTCGACAGCGATGTGTTTATCGTTGGTCTTACTACTAGCTCATACGTGCCAAATAAGGCGACCCACGAAGCCTTGGCTGACATCACTAACGAAGTTACAGGTAACGGCTATGCCCGTGATACGCTTGTCTCTGCCACACTGACGGAGCCGGTTGCCGGTACATGGCGCTTTGATTCTGAGGACGCAGTATTTACTGCATCTGGTGGGTCGATTGTTGCGAGGTTCTGGTTCCTGTACAATGACTCTGCGACGTCACCGCTTGACATGCTGTGTTTCTACGGCCTGTTGGACAACGCCCCAGCAGATGTCACAACGACCGACACCAACACTTTGACACTACAGGTTAATGCTAGCGGTTACACCGAAGCAGCAATGCCTGGAGTTTAGTACTCATGGCTGGCTGGACAAAAGCCGACTATGATGCGTCATACTCAATCAGGGTTAGTCGTCATTTTGGTGGAGACCCGAATCAAATTCGGTGTAACTATCATAAATGGGCTATGCAGCCTATCCTACAGAAGATGTGGGGTAGGCTTGTACCCATTTTAGGCATTACCTCTACGGAGTATGTCTGTGTTGTCGGTGCAGGATTTGGTTGGGGAGTCGATGCAGTAGTTGTTGAGACAGGTGCTACTGTGGTTGGCATTGACATTTCTGAGTATATTGCTGCCGAACAAACCAATACCGAGGAAATTGAATTACGTGCTGCGGTAACGGCGGCAGGTCATGACCCCGATTCGGGTCACGGCGCAATTGTACTTGCCGGTATTTATGACGGGCAACCCCGTTCAAATGTAACTATTCTTGAGAACGATGCTTCTAGTGGTCCACAACGTCAAGAAATTCGCACAGCGCTTGGTGGTAATTGGCCATCTATTGTTGTGTTCGAAGACATCATTGATGATACGTGGACAGATCAGGACATACTTAATGCCAGAAATGCTGGCAATGGGTTTGGTGGTTCTCAGCGTTTAATTTTTATTGCTCGGCCAACACTGGCACGTTCGTTGGCGGATATTCAAACCATTACCCTCGGCGCTGAAGTTATCAGTCCTGATGGCGAGGAATACCTACCGTAATGGCGCTGCCAACTACAGTTAGCACTGAGACAGGAGGGCCGGGCCACCATCCGCCTTATTTGATTGGTAGTTCTGTTTGGGTTATCTCCCGCAACTTTACCGGTGGTCCACAAGCATGGGAAGCAACTGATCCCACTGATTCATGGACGCAGCGTGATGTTGCAGGTTCGCCCTCTAATGTATCAATAGTCCTTGCGACAGCAAATGATGGTGGAGACTTAATCCATGTCGCTCATTGTAATGGCGCTATTTATTCTTATTCATGTTTTGACACAAGCAGTAAAACTTGGGTCATTACTGATGAACAGATTGATAGTGTTGCCGATGATCCCGATCAGTGGTGGATTTCTATTGATGTTCGCTCTGATGGCGATGTTGTTGCTGTATATGCTGGCGATACTGACCGGGTTATGGGCGACGCCAAAGAGCGCGTCGATGTAAATATAAGAACAATTGGTACATCGCCTGCTGGAACGTGGGGTGGGGCCGTTGCGCTTGACGCTGCTGGTGATATCCATTACGCCAACCCAAATGTTGTCAAGGGGCCACTTACTGACGATATGCACATTCTGTGGTGGGAGCAAACGTCGGTAGCCGACGATCCGCCCATTACTGCTGCACACACACAAGGTAGAACTGTTGATCCCTCAGACAGTTTATCAACGGTCGTAAATCTTTCTAGTTCTGCTCCGGGTTTTGCCCTGCGAGGCCATGCAAATATGGTGTCGTACGACGATGCCGGCACTCAACGCATAATTGGTGCTTTCGTCCGAGCATCATCAAGTGCTTCTAATTACCATTTACGGGTATACCAATCAACCGAAGATGGTTCAGATGATATTTCTACCCCCACATTTTCTACGGTTGAATCGATTACAGATCCATATGTAAATGGCGAGGATGCAATTACCAGCATTGCTGAACTTGATGGCGATCTTCATATTTTATATTCAGGTGGCGGGACAAATGGCGATGATCAGGATATTTATTATAAAACCAGTACCGATGATGGAGATACATGGTCGGGGCTAAATGAAGAAATTGATGGTATTACTTGTAACCATCTTTCATCCAATATTTATGTACGTGATGGCGACACTGTTCTTGCTTATTTTTATGACGATGCCACCGACCAAAAATATAACGAAAAAGTCATTATCGCTGGTGGCGGTGAGATAAGTGAGTTACCCAAACAAAATTTAACTGTTACTGCGTATGTGCCATCGGCAGTAACCACTGAAAAGAATATTTCCCTATTAGCGTCTGCGGCTATTGCGCTAACGGCATTTGCCCCATCAGCAGAAACATTTGATCCAAATGTCAGTGAATTACCAAGTGCTACACTGACCGTAACGGCCAATGCGCCACAGGCCGTATCAACCGATAACAACTTTAGTCAACTACCGGGTGCTACGCTTACTGTAACGTCCTATGACCCACAAACAGTCACGACCGAAAAACACATAAGTGAGTTGCCCAGCGCTACCCTCACGTTCAGTGGGTCTGCCCCGCAAGCCGTTACTACTGAGCATAATTTCAGTGAGTTGGCCACTCAGGCATTGACCCTAACGGCATTTGCCCCGGATGCGGTGGTTGCGGCCAATAATTTCAGTGAGTTGGCCACTCAGGCACTAACTTTAACGACATTTGTTCCACAGGCCATTACGACTGAGAAACATATAAGTGAGTTAGCCACTCAGGCACTAACTTTAACGACATTTGTCCCACAGGCCATTACGACTGAGAAACATATAAGTGAGTTAGCCACTCAGGCATTGACCCTAACGACATTTGTCCCACAGGCCGTTACAACTGAGGGGGAAGATAATACCAGCCAATTGGCCACTCAGGCATTGACCCTAACGGCATTTGCCCCGACTGTTGAGACATTTGACCCGAATATTAGCCAATTGGCCACTCAGGCATTGACCCTAACAGCGTTCGCTCCACAGGCAGTTACAACTGAGAAACATATAAGTGAGTTGGCCACTCAAGCATTGACCCTAACGGCATTTGTTCCACAGGCCGTTACAACTGAGGGCGATAATCAATTTGTTGATATGGCCACTCAGGCATTGACCCTAACGGCATTTGCCCCGACCGTTGAAACATTTGATCCCAATACGAGTCAGTTGCCATCAGTAGCGCTTACTCTAACGGCATTTGCTCCGACTGTTGAGACATTTGACCCTAATACGAGTCAATTGCCAAGTGCAACATTGACAGTAACAGCATTTGACCCGACCGTTGAAACATTTGACCCGAACATTAGCCAATTGCCATCAGTGGTGCTGACTCTAACAGCATTTGCTCCATCGGCAGAAACTTTTGACCCGAACATCAGTCAACTGGCCACTCAGGCATTGACCCTAACGGCATTTGTTCCGCAAGCTGTTACAACCGAAGGTGGGGCTGGTGATATAAGTGAGTTGGCCACTCAGGCATTAACCCTAACGGCATTTGTTCCACAGGCCGTCACAACTGAGCATAACATTAGCCAGTTGCCCAGTCAAGCGCTGACCCTTACTGCGTTTACTCCGACCGTTGAGACATTTGACCCTAATACGAGTCAACTGCCAAGTGCATCATTAACAGTAACGGCATTTGCTCCGCAGGCTGTATCAACCGACAATAACTTCAGTCAACTGGCAAATGCTGCTATTACTTTAACAGCGTTCGCTCCACAAGCGGTAGTCACTGAAAAGCACATAATTGAACTACCAAGTGCAGGGTTAACTTTAACTGCATATGCACCACTAACAGTGATACCGGAATTGAAAAACCGAGTGATCATAATAACATAGGATAAGTTATGACCATACTAGACGTAACAAACTTTATCGATTACATCGGTAATGGGGCGCAAACTTCATTTGCCTTTAATTTTAGGGTAGCCGATGTGACGTGGGTCATTATCGATTTCACTGACGACATTAGCGGAGTAGTCTTGAATGTTGATCAGGACCTTAACCCCGGCGGAACGGTTGAATATTTGGTAGCTCCCCCCAACCTACAGGACATTCATATTGAGCGTGTGACTCCAATCACACAAGAAACGGACTACGAAAGGCATGACCCATTTGATTCTTTGACTAACGAGGACAATTTGGATAAACTTACCTCAATAATCCAAGATGTGAATAACAGACTCACGGGGGTAGTTGATTCAATCGCCACAGCAGCCGATCAGTTGTGGAATTTTGCCGACTTCGGTGCAGACCGTACTTTGCAATTTTCCGATAAGTCTAGAATGTTGAGAGCTACGGGTATGGCCCCAACCCCCGCCCTGCAAACTATTACAGTACCAAATGATACCACCATTGACCATGAAAGAGGTACCCAAATATCGGTGTTTCGTAAAGGCACAGCGGCGGTTGATTGGGTAGCAGAAGGTGGTGTCGTTATCGAAAGTCCAGCTGGGTCTTCAATTTCACGTCGCTATGGCACTGTCACATTCATTAAGCAAGACCCTAATGAATGGATGGTGGTTGGCGAAATAACCGAGCTATAACAATGCCATTTCCCGGAGGAAAAATAGCGCCAGCGTTGTTATTGCGTTCTGATTTGCAGGTATCTCAACTGCCGAGTGCTAATATTGCTTTAACCGCCTATGCGCCTACTTTCGAAAATGCCCCCCCAACTACATTCACTGATCCTTCGGGCTGGACCCTAGTTGGTGAATGGGACACTCGAGATGGTACTGGTATTGATGGCGATTTGTCCAGCATCGATGCATATTACACATTCCCTCGAGGCCATGGGATATATTGGAATTCTGCTGGTACGCTGTTGACGATATGCAACGCGTCCGATGATCAACTCACGACCTTTACCTGCTCGACGCCATTCGATCCTGAGACAGCAACGGCTCTAACTGCTGATGGTGACGTCAATCCCGGTAATGCCAAATTCTATCTTAGTGGTCTTGCGTATGCGTTCCTTCGGGCTGGTGACAATATCGACCGTTACCCATCTAGCTCGGCCTATGCTGTGAAAGGGCAGCCCATTGGTGGTCGGCATAGCACCATTTCTAAAGCGGATATTGGCTACACCGGGTCGTCTGATGGGTTTTGGACTGCTCCACCAAATTTGAGCTATATTCTTTGGCATGCCCCTGACGGTAGCTCGCCATTTCACAATTTTTTACATTACATCACCACGCCGGGGGGTGATCTTAGCGCCTTTACTTTGCAGGCATCAGAGGATATTGAGGCTCAAGAGCCTGCCATCGGCGGACACCTGTCGGACCTTAGTAAAGATGAATTGTCGTTTTACCTGTGCAAGGGAACAAACGGGATTAGGCTTGTTACCTTGACTACAGCTACCGATGTTTCTACCGTGAGCTATGGGCCTGACCGGGATATAGGGTCCCAATTCAACTCGGCAGCCGGTCAATGGGATATCGACTCCGTTTGGATCGACCCTAATAATACGAGATACGTTTGGGTAATGGGTGATACCGGATCACAACAAATTCAAATGGCTAAATTCGATACCACCACCTAAGGAGGTATAAAATGTACAGGATAATCATATTACTGTTACTGTCTGGCATTGCGCTAGCCGACAAAGAGCATCACAATACTGGCGGCGATGTTATAGACACATCAAACGTCGTCGGAGTTAGTGGGTCCGATACCAATGCACTGAGCTATGGGCCAGATGTTGATATTAACGACTGCATGGCTCACTGGTCCGCTTTGATTATCACTTTCCCGAAACGCAATAAATTTTGTGAACGGCAAGAGTTTGTACGTTGGGCACAAACTCCCGAGTTCCATACCTCGAACTCAATAATAATAATGTGCAGCGACCCATTAGCTTCTGAGGTATTCGGCTCCCGGGACAATTGTATTGATGTATTTACTATAGAACAAGTAGTCCCGGCATCGGGACCCTGCATTGAGTGTGATCACGAAGAAGAAATAGCAATTACCCAAATGCAGGTAGCCCAAACAGTAGAAGAGTACGAATCATTAGAACAAAGAGTCGCCAGAGTGGAGCGGGGCAGTCAAATCGCGGCCCAGAAAGCAGAGGAACGCCGGGAATATGCTAAACACACTATAAAGAGGCTTGAAAATGACCCCGAAGAGTAAAGCGATAACCAGTTGGATTATAGCCGCAGGAGGCGCGGTAGGTGGACTTGCTGTCGTCGGAATGGCGGCTCAATTTTGGATACACACGGAAGTTGCATCACAACTTGATGACCATGTTCGGGATATGACAGGATCAATGGATGTTGCCGCTGAACTTACAACCGACGTAGCATCAATCAGGGCCACTGTCGATGCCATAGATGGTAAGACGGATACTGCTATTGAAAATCAGCAACGCTTCGAAGAAATCTTTATGGAGTACCTAAGAAATGAAGCTAACAGATAATTTTTCTTTATACGAATTTTTACGATCGCAAACAGCGGCCAGACATGGCATCACAATGGACCCGCCTATAGAGGTTATTGATAACTTACGGCGGTTGTGTGTTGATATTCTTCAACCACTAAGGAACGCGATGGGCCTATCCATTACAATCAGTTCCGGTTATAGACCGCCTGAACTCAATAGACTCATAGGTGGGTCCACCACTTCCGCCCATCCTTATGGTAGGGCAGCGGATATAGTCGTCAATGGTCTAACCCCATTGGAAGTGTCTGAACTTATCAGGGAATTAGGACTTCCCTATGACCAAGTAATCCACGAATTCGGGCAGTGGGTTCATGTTGGAATATCAAGGGAAGAAGATAATGTCCGATCACAGGAATTAACGGCCTATCGTGACGACAAAGGTGTACATTACGATTTGGGCCTGAGGGTGGTATAATGTTAGGTGATCTACTGAATAAGGCACTGGGACCCATTCTGGAGGGGGTATTACGCTTCATCCCTGACAAAAATAAACGGGCCGAAGCGCAGGAGCAATTCGAGGGCCAAATGTTGGTTGCCCTGACTACGCTAGTACAGGGCCAATTGGCAGTAAATGCCAAAGAAGCAGAACATGCCAGCATATTTGTAGCCGGGTGGCGACCGGCAATTGGTTGGATTTGCGGCGCTGGATTGGCCTGGAATTTTGTGATTCAGCCATTGATCGCTTGGGGCGCATTCATCTGGCCCGGGGGACCCGATCTTTCAGGTGCCCCCGCCCTCGAAATCGGAGAGCTAATGACTATTCTAATGGGGATGTTAGGTCTTGGTGGCCTTCGGACCTACGAGAAGAGACTTGGTGTTTCACGGACTGATGTGAAGAAGTCATAAGGTCATATACAAACTGACTGATTCCACTAGTACAATATACTCCGTCAACAAGTGCCCCGGCGAAGTGGGTCTTAAACTTACCCATGTCCATTACCTCTAGGACAATACAGGGATCGAACTGCTTAATCCAATCCCCGTATATGATGTCACTTAGGTCTTCGACAGATGTGAAGGTAATATCAATTTCGAGGACTCTTCCGTCGAAACTGGCTCTGGTGAGTCCACAATCAAGTAGGTGCTGAGGTATAGTACAAGCTCCTCTATGTCGATCTTGTCTTCCCATACCCTTACCCCGGCCTCGTACCAAGTGGTAATTTTAGTTGTGTGGACAAGGTCCGGTACGTTATCACCCGCAACCAATACGTAGCCCCGCTTGTCGCGAATGAGACTTTGTGCCAGCAACCACGGCTGTCCTCCAGCTTTAACTCTTTTTCTGAACCATCCGCATTGTGAAGGTCTGAGACGAAATCCTTTCTTGAAACTATCTGTAAATTTGAGTTCAATACGGTTCGTATATCCCTCAATACAATACTCGACATCAGGAGTTCCGTTAGCTGTTTCATGGGCTTCTATCCTCTCAAAATGGCCATATACCTTAAGTTTAGGGGCGAGATATTTCCACATCTTCGCCTCACCACGATTACTCATATTACAAACTCCTCAGAAAGCATTTGCACTTGAACATCGAGCGTTGCCTCCTTGATGTTGTCCGGTACCGCGTCGGACCGCACAAATTCATTGAACTGCTCGGCCATAACCTCATATACTCTGTTACTATGGGGTCCAAGCGCATGCAACCACAACCAGTAAAGATCGGCCATCCTGTCCGATAATTGGATGATGAGCGACTCGTCTGGACTAAGTTCACGTCCCGTGACAGTCTTGTATAGGTCATTAAGCTCCCACCCATTATCCCTTGCCTTCTGTTTAGTCGGCGTAGGAATGTCCCCGGTAACAATTTCATCCAAGTCATGAAGGAGAGCAGCTTTGATGATTTCATAATCGTCGACTCCTGCAATCTTAGCCACAGCCCGGGCAATCATCACTACATCGAACGTATGCTCCGCTAGACTCTGGGGGCGTACGGTCCGGACTATATGCCACCGGGTGACGCCGGATGCCCGGAGAATGTCATTAATCTTCATGTTGTAGTACTCCGTACTCAAATTTCCACTTACGGCCTATGTTCGTAGCCATTTTCTGGTGGATTGCGGTTAGGGGATCGATTCCTGACATTTCGCAGATGTCCAAGGCAAGGATCAGGACATCGGCAATTTCGCCCTCGTCCACTTCACCATTCTCCTTCAACGACCTCCATAATTCCGGTACCTCTTCCATCGAAAGCTTCTTGATAGCGTCCGCTGGTGTTCGATCCGGCATAATTGTATTGGCCCATTTCCAAATGGCCCGGGTCACTACCCGTAGTTCATTTACGTTAAAGTCTGTCATACTAATCCCACATCTTGGTACGCGGGTCCAAATCCGACCCACCGCACGTTACTAAAATCGTCGATGTGGGCCACAATTTCTGTGACCTGCTGCTTATCGACATAATTGGCGAAGTTGAGGAAAACTAGATCAGGTTGGCACCACCAACAAGCCTCCTCGATTTGCATCCTACTATAAGTAAAGATGCGGCGTATGCGGTTGGTGACGGTAGTTCGCTCGGGTTCTAGGCCCAACTCCTCCCAAGATAACTCCTCCTGATCCGCGTAACAATTACCACTTGCTCCCCCAACCCGAATTGGTAGGGTACGACAAGTGCCAATTACCATATCAAGCATCCCCAAAGGTATGCCTAAATTAGAGAGAAAGGCCGCAGGTCCACAATCGCGGCTGGTGGTGTAGGGATAGAACTGGGTGTTAATCCCAAGACTATAGCCCTGCGACCCTTCTGCAAGTATGCCCTGACTAGATTCAAGGCGAATTATCCATTCGTCGTGGCTGGCGACAAGGTACTCCCACTTGGTACCTTTAAACACCTGCTTAGCTGTTATGTGCTCTATCCGCAGCATCTTGTCGATTACTGCTGCCGCCGATCCTTGTGCCGTACTTCCGATTTTTTCCATCAGGTGGGACTCGGCAACCTTGTGATGATCGGCAAGCACTGTGGCGTTCGGATGAATGCGCAATACCTGATCTGTTCGAAGCCACGCCATTTCCTCCATGAGCCTTGCGACACTGAACACGGCCCCGGGACCGATCAGAATTTGCTTAATATTCTTACCGATGAAGCTAGCTGGCAGCACCTTGGTCATGTATTTAGACCCATACTTGTCTATATAAGTGTGCCCTGCATTCGGCATATTAGCCGATATTGCGGTATCGTAATCCCCTGTCTCAGACAGATAGCCGCAAATTAGACCCTTCCCAGTTGATCCGAATTGCAGGTCCACTACTAGATCAACTTTCGGTATCAAACTTGTCATGCGGTGGGACCTTGTAACGCCATTTTCTGACACCCTCTGTTCGAGGGCGGTGTTTAATGAAACCATAACTCTCTACCTTTTTATAAAAGTGGGCTACGCCCTTGGTTCTTATCTTCTTATTGTCCGCCCAACTGTCAAAGGCTTCGTATAAGTCCATTCTATCTACATCACTTGGCCAACCCCCTTCACCTTCGTCGGGGACTCCCAAGTCCTCTTTGGCGATACACCGGTCCATCCATTGATCAACCGCATCGCCAGTGGATCGGTATATTGCACGTTGCTGCTCTAACGCCTTCGTCTCAAGTGCCTTATTTAGATTGCTCGTGATCTTCCGGGCCAATAGGTCATGCATCATTGCTTCATATCCCCCGTCCTCCATTTGGGCGTAAAGGGCATCGAAGTAGGATCGTTTATTTGCGTACTTATCGCTTACCTCCAGTACAAGCCATCGCCGGGATTCAGGTCCAGCCGGGATGAACCAATCCTCGTTCGAGGCCACAACAAGCCTTGCTCTATTTTCGTACATGAAAGAGTCCACGCCTTTTCGCTCACATACAAGCATTTTCTCTGTGACCATAGACTTAAGTATACCTGCTGTGCTGCGCGACCCGCCATAAACTACCTCGTCTGCAAATACTAACAGCCCATCCATTAGGTGATAGTTAAAATTACCAGTCAAATGACGGTCATTGGTTACGTGTTTATAGTGCTGCTTACCCATGATCTTGCCCACAATCTCGCAGAAGGTGCCTTTACCGGTGCCTTCCTTGCCATGCATTACGATTGCGGTCCCTTTGGGGTTCATTGGGTCTTGTAGTATGTCGGCCACCCAATCGAGGACGAAAGTATAAAGTTTCTTATCCCCAGCGCATAAGACATCTCTCACGTGATTATCGAACATGGTCCAATCGCCTTCTTTGGGGTCTGCCCCCCAGCCTTGCCACATGTTGACGTAACCATCGTGCCAAAACTCCTCACTTGGGAAGAAGCCCATGCCCATAATGCACTCTCTGCGAAGCTCGTGGCCCATCCAAATATCGGCCTCAGTGGTTCGTTTCTTGGCATTAGGTATCGTAATTGTTCGGTTATACATCAGGGTGTTAAAGTCATTGGTCCCCATTATATGGATGCCGCCCCGCTTATCCCGGTGTACGATTCGTACTTTACCCCCGGTCAGCAGGATGGCATTATCTTCATTCATCCTGTCTACTAATTCTTCGAAGTCACCCGTTCTAGCTGGATCAGCAGTTGTGTCGTATCCGCCCTGTTTTGCGAAATAGATGAGCGACCCCATTCGAATGGTTCCCCCGGGATTGAACCCAGTCCAGCGTTTCTCGCATTCGCCCTGTACATAACGCTCACCATTAGCAGACCACGTGTCCCAAAGTTGGAGTCCATCTGGGTCAGGGTGTTGACTGTTGATCGCTTGTCCCACAAATAGCCATTCTTCGTACGATAAAATATCGGGGTTAACATGGTCCAGCATGGCTGCAATTTGATGCAGCTCATATTTCCACTCTTCATCCTGTTCTCCGACCTCTTCATTGCCGCGCCCGGGTTTAGACGACCACGGGACCCCAAGTGCATCGCTGACCCACTGTGGTGTTTCCGGTATTTCTCCGCCTTCAATCCAACTGTAGGTACCATCTTCTGTGCGTGAGGGCCATGCCACGACGTGCGATCGGGGGCTACCGTCACCCCCACGAGTGTCCACGCCGCGAGCCAGCTTCCCAGAGGAAGAGGTCAAATTGCCACGCCAGCGGAGGACTAGGTGTCGTCCGCCCGTGGGGGTCTCAGCCACCGGGCAGCCTAGCTCCCGGCCCTCTCGGAAGGCGTCCCAATTCTC